CCCTCGCGTACAGGGTCTTCGCGTTGTCGGCCTTGATCTCGGTCAGCGCCGTGCAGCCACTCGCGTCCAGGTATTCAGCGTTGTCGGCCTTGATCTCGGTCAGCGCCGTGCAGCCCCTCGCGTCCAGGTATTCAGCGTTGTCGGCCTTGATCTCGGTCAGCGCCGTGCAGCCCCTCGCGTACAGGGTCTTCGCGTTGTCGGCCTTGATCTCGGTCAGCGCCGTGCAGCCCCTCGCGTCCAGGGTCTTCGCGTTGTCGGCCTTGATCTCGGTCAGCGCCGTGCAGCCCCTCGCGTCCAGGGTAATGATTTTTTCCGGCGGCATTTTCTTGAATGCGTCGAGCGACATTCTCTTATTGTTGACGATGATAAAAATTTTGTCTGTGGTCATGGGTCGGCCCTATGGTTGTGAATTTTAACGATTGTCATTCCGCCGCCTCGGCAAACAGCACGACCTCGCCGGTCGAGCACCACATTCCGTCCCGGCGCAGAAACGGACTGTCGAACGTCGCGGCGCCGCCGAACAGCGCACCCTCGGCCTCGGTCATGCGGGCGGTGATGGCTTCCTGCACCGCAGCCTTGCTGTGGCCGGTGAGGCGGTAGACGCGGCGGTACCGATCGTTCGGATCGGTGAAGGCCTCAACCGTGACGGTGCCGCGCCGGGCGGATTCCTGGCCGCGAAGCATTTCGTTGAGCGCGTCGGCGACGGGGTGCTGCATCGGTCCCTCCAATGTGTGGAGGACCGTATCCCACGCATCGTGGGAAAGTCAACTGCCTTATCCACAGAATGTGGGTTTCACGGATTTGTGATCGACGTTAGGCATTAACGCTGTACCCGGCATGGATTTTCAGGTGCAATCGGCGCGTGCATCACACGGGGAGGGCGTATTGGCCATACCGCGTCAAAAAAATAATAAGCAATTCAAACACTTGGCGTTTCAGATTGCCGCGCAGTTGCCGGAAGAACCGGCCGATGCCTTGCGCGTGCTGGAACTGGCGCGCCGACTGGTCACGATTCCGCTGGAAGACCCGGAGCCGGCTACCGCGCTTCGCCTTGTAGATCGAGACTAGCCGCGCTTTCGGGCGTCCCGCTCCATCTCGCGCTTGGCGAGTTGGATTTTCTCGGCCAATTCAAGGGGCATCCGGGCCATGATACCGCGATAAATCCACTCTTGCGGTACTCCGGTGGCGGTTTCGAGTTGAAAAACGCTGTCCAGGTCGATGCGGCGAACCCCGGCCTCATAGTTTTGCCAGGCATTGCCGGTCACGCCGGCGAGCGCGCCCATCGTGGCCTGGGTATTGCCCAGCGCCCTCCTAAGCAACAGAAGTCGCTTAGAAATTTCATCCAATGAGTAAGGATTGATTAAGCCCCTCGCCATGGGCGGGGACGGTTCCACATACACAAACATGACGCTACCCACACAAAAATGTGGGGAAAGGCACTTGCCAATGCCCCACGACCCGTGGGATATATCGCGAATGGCAGAGCAAATCAACACCGCTGATGAGGTGGTCGACCGTCTGGGCGGCAACACCATCGTCGCCAAGATGTTTGACCCGGCGCTGACGCCAAACGCGGTCGGCAATTGGCGCGAGCGCGGCTTGCCGCCCGAGACATTTCTGACATTGACGGCAGCGCTGAACGCCAAGGGCCTCTATGCGCCGCCGTCGCTCTGGAAAATGCGTGAGCCGGCCGTGACCGAGGCGCGCTGGCCGGCCTGAGTTTTTGTTGCGTATCGCGTGCGGGGTTTCAATCCAGAAATATTGCGTGGCGTCTGTCGCGAGGCGGCGGGCCGCGCTTTTCACACGGAGCAGCAAATGGCAAGGCGGAATAAGAAAGAGGTCGAACCCAAGATCGGTCAAGACGGCGCGGCGCTGACCGATGATCGCAAGAAACAGCTCGGCGGATACATCAGCGAGATCGAGCGCTGGGAAGCCGAGAAGGCGAAGGTTCAAGCCGACATCGGCCTGATCTTCAACGCAGCGAAGGACGCCGGCTTCGACACCAAGGCGATGCGCGTGGTCATCAAGGACCGTAAGAAGTCGAAGGCGGAACGCGAAGCATTCGAGGCGGTGGTCGACGTCTACAAGCTGGCGCTCGGCATGTTGGCTGATCTGCCGCTCGGCGCCGCGGCAATCGAGCGAGCCACGGCCTAATGCTGGACCAGACCAGCATGACCGACCGTCCCTTTGCGCCGCCGCTGTTGCGCCGGGTGGTGATCGAACTTGCCGGGGAACCGAAGGGCAAAGGCCGCCCCCGGTTTTCCCGGAAAGGCGGCTTTGCCTATACGCCGCAACCGACCCGCAACTACGAAGCCGCGCTGCGCTATGCCGGTCAGATCAAGATGGCCGACGCGGCGCCGATCGAGGGCGCGCTTAAGGTCGAGGTGCTGGCCGCGTTCCCGGTGCCGCAAAGCTGGTCCAAGATCAAGCAGGCGCGCGCCTATGCCGGCACGTTGCGGCCGACCGGCCGGCCCGATCTAGACAACGTGCTCAAGATGCTGGACGGGCTCAACGGCGTGGTGTGGCGCGACGACGCGCAGATCGTCGATGCCCGGATCGTCAAACGGTACAGCGACCGGCCGCGCCTGCGCATCGAGGTCGAGCAGATTTTCACAGGGGCGGCATGATGCTGGCAATCTAAACGCCGCATCGCATTCATACAGCATTGAGGGCCGCATGAGCACAGCCGACGGCATGATGATCTGGACCGGCGATTATCTCGCCGACACCCAGCATTTGTCGTGTGCGCAGCACGGCGCCTATTTGCTGTTGCTCATGGCGATGTGGCGCGGCGGCGGATCGCTGCCACTCGACGACTCCAAGCTTGCCCGCATCGTCCGGTTGCCGGTCAACAAGTGGCGCGCGATCTCGCCGGCCGTCATGGAATTGATGACCATCGACGGCGACCAATTCACGCAAAAGCGCCTCGCGTCAAACCTCAAAACGACGCTTGAGCGCATCGAAAAACGGCGCTTGAGCGGGTCTACTGGTGGTAAGGCTAAGTCATTGAATGAAAAGGAACGAGAGCTAGCAAGTGCTACCGGTTTGCTACAGCAAAATCCTACGTATGCACCTGAGACTAAGACTAGGACTGTAGAAGAAGAGAAGAAAGATGCGCCTCCGGCGCCCCTGTTTGAGAAAACCGAAGACGCTGAATTATTCGACCGGGGCAAGGTTGTGCTCGGCAAAGAGGCCGGTGGTCTTATCGCCCGCCTCTTGAAATCGAAAAAGGGAAACGTGGCTCTCGCCAGGGCAGCGATTGAGCAGGCGTCGACCAAAGAAAATCCCCGCGAGTACATCGGCGCGATTTTGCGCGGGCCGGCCGATGTCAGGCACACGGCGCAAGATAAATTTGCGGGGATCATCTGATGCTCGATAAGCCAAAGCACGTTTTCAGACACGAACAGCCTGGCTACTACGCACTTGCCGATGCGCCTCAACGCGGCTCGGTCGACCAGATCGCCAAAAGCACAGGATGGTGGGAGTTGGACCAAATCTGGAAGCTTTATCCTGGTCAGTTCAATGTGGTTACCGGCATCGCTGGACACGGTAAATCGACGTTGCTCCTGAATGTGGTCTGCAACGTCGCGGCAAATCACGGCATGAAATCGTTTCTCTATGTGCCGGAAAATGAGGCGCATATCCGAGACAAGTTGAGCCTATTTTGGGGTGATCGGCCGGGTTGGGAAGTGTTTTCAAACATCCAGTGTTTCGTTCAGTCGGCTGAAATCACCACGTTTGATCAGGAGCCGCGCACGCTCGACTGGATTCTGAACAAGGCGGTGATCGCAATAGAGCAGGACGGCGTCGAATTGATTCTGATCGACCCATGGAATGAGATCGAGCGTGCCAAGCCGCGCGACATGATGATGACCGATTACATCGGGCAATGCCTGATGATGCTCAAGCAATTTTGCCGCGTCTACGACGTGACCGTGATCATGGTCGCGCATCCCACGAAAGCAGGCGTTTCAGAGGGCAAAACGCCGACGTTGGCCGACATCGAAGGTTCGATGAATTGGTACAACAAATGCGACAACGGATTGATCGTCGTGCGCGATCAAGAGCGATCAACCTGCCGGGTTATCAGCGCCAAAGTGCGCGAGATCGGGGCCGGTAAGCGCGGCGTTTGCTTTTTCCAAGTCGAGCCGGAAACCGGAATCTTCACGCCAGAATACGGAGCGGTGACATGACGCATGAGCTTGATAAAAACTGGCAATCGCTTGGCGATGTGCTGGGTAAAATAGCCGACCGCATGGAGGAGCAGCATAGGCGTCAATTTGAACGCGAGTGCGAGCAGGATGGTTTGCCGCAGCGGCAACCGCAGAAAACGGAGCGCGCGGCATGAGCCTAACGATGGGGCAACATCTCGCTGCGAGGCGGTTCAAAGCGCAGGATATGAACTACAAGGCAATCGCCAAAAAAATACGCTCAACAGAGCGCGAGGTCAGGGCGGCATTTTCCGATGTTATTAGGAAGCCAAAGCGCCGGCATCGGGCCTTGATTCCGAAGGTCGCGCCGGGCGACCGCAACCCCGGTAATACGTATTTCCCATCTCCGCGACTTATGGCCGGCATCGAAGAACCGAAAAAGCTGAACATACCTCACGATGTCCTGGCCGATCGTGAGCGGCGGCTTTCGACGCCGCCGCGATCTCTCACCGCCGCGCTGCTCGGAGATCCGTTGCCCGGCCGGTCCGCGCTCGACAAGCGGGGTTACTGATGACGGTGCCACCGGTTTCAGACCATGCCGTGCTGCGATATTTGGAGCGGGCCAAGGGCTTTGACCTTGAAAAGGTGCGCCAGCACATCGCCAGTCTGTGCGCGGCGCCGGTCAAGGCGGGCGCCAACTGTGTGCGGGTCGAGGGCGTTAAATTCGAGATCACCGACGGCCGCGTGGTGACCTGCACGCCGGGCGGGGGCGGCTGCAACCGGATCAAGCGTGCGCGGCTGGCTGTGCGCCCTGCAACGACGGCACCGGCATTACAAACCGCGAGGCCCAAAGCTTGACCATGCAAGGCGCTGCCGTTGAAAACTACAATGGGCTGATCGAGGCACTGGCCGCGCGCAAGGCACATATCGGCCTGAGCGATGAAAGCCTCGACGCGATGATCGGATGGGCATCGGGCTACACCGGAAAGCTTATGGGCGTCACGCCGAGCAAGCGCCTGGGCATCGCAACCATGTTCGAATGCGCACAGGCATTGGGCCTTGAAATCACGTTGCGCGAGATACCCGACGCCGTTGAAAAAATCCAACAACGGTGCGGCAAAAGAGACGAACGCAGAGTGGTACGAGCGAACGTCCGTATGAGCCGATTACCATGGCTAATTAAGCCCGAAACAGCGAGCGAAATGGGCAAGCTGTCACAGGCCAAGTTCACACCGGAGCAGCGCCAATGTCGCGCGCGCAAAGCGGTCCAAGCGCGGTGGAAAAAGCGGCGCGAGGAGCGGCGGGCAAAGGCGAAGAGGAGTTAAATTTCGGCTCCTGCTCCTAGAGGAGGCTAAGACCGTACGGATCGCCGCCAAGACTTAGCGAGCGCCGCATCCCGCGCCCGCCGCCAGTTGATGCCGCGCGACCAATGCGCCACGAGCTGACGCGATACGCCGGCGAGCTGCGCGACCTCTGACGGCGAGGCGAGGCCCTGAGACAGTAGCTTGACGGCGGCGGCGCGCGCTCTGTCGTCTTTCGTGCTAGATTCGGTTGCCGTCGTCATGGTTCCCCGTGTCCTTGTGGGCGTGGTTGAGCCGGGCGATTGGAAGTGACGGCGGGGCCGGCAAGCCCCGCCGTTGCGCCTTATACCTTGACCTTGCGGTGAATTTCCCACGGCGCGTCCTCAATGTGAGGCAGGGCGCGGATCGCGGCGGATTGGATAGATTCGATAATCAGGTGCGCAAGCGAGGCTTTATAGTCGTCTGTCTCGCAGGCTTGATAGTCAAAGCACCGGCAACCGTTCAAAATCCAAGCGCATTGCTTGGCCATCGGCATGTTGAACAGTTCGCCAAATTCCTTGAAGCGATAGTTGGCGGCGTCCTCGCCAATGGTGCCCGGCGCGTTGCCAGGGCCGCAATCCTTATAGCGGGCATAGACACTGCGCTCGTTTTCGGTAAGCAGGATGGCGCCGACCTCGGTCGCCGTTTGGCTTGTGATGTCGACGCGGGCGCCGCCCGGCTTATTGCAGATCGATTGAGGCACGTAATACGAAACGCGGTGCAGTTTGGCGAAGGTGAGCAGCGCGTCTATGTGGTCGTGAGAGACGATAAAGGCTGACATTTTGGCATTCCTTGTGGTGAGCCCTCGGCAAAGGGCGGGTGATTAGCGGCACGTGTCGACGTAAGCGGTGAAGATCGAATTGCACATCTTGCCGTAAGGATAGGCGTTCGCCTTTTCCCATGCGTGAATGTGCGGGATGGCCGTGAACAGCACGGCGAGCGTGCAGACCAGCAGCGTCAGGGCGACTAGAGCTTTCATGGGGCGTTCCTTGTGGTTGATCGGGCGGCAACCCGATTTGACAAATGTAAAATACACGACCCGCAGACCATGTCAACAGCTATTTGACAAACGTAAAACCGCATTTCAAATGTCAAGTGTTATAGTATTACATATCGCCGCTCAAAACCCCCCGTATTTACTGAATAACGTACATAGTGCGTTGCTGGCAAAACAGATATCGGGCCAATTCCCCCGCGCCGCCACACGCGCGCCCGCGCGCCTCTTTCTTCCCTAAGGAAAGACGCTTCCTTGGCCTTCCGCAGTGAGCGTAGCGAGCGAGGACCACGACGAAGCGCAAAGCGCGAGGACGTACCAGCAATGAGTACCGAAGGCCCGATGACCACTGACATCGCAACGTCACCGCCGGCCAGCCTACCGATCTCCCGCACTCCAATCGAGATCAGCACCAAGACCGGCCGCAAACTGCGCATGACACGCCGCGTCAAGGCCGCAATCGACGCAATGGTGTGGCAAGGGCTGAAACGAGACGAAGCGGCCCAATTCGCCAATCTCAAAGACAATTCGCTCTACGTCGCACTCTCAAAGCCGGATGTACGAGCGTATTACCTGCAGCAGTTGGACGTGTTGCGAACGTCTGAGCGCGCGCGGAACTTCCACGCCCTCGTCGACGTCCGAGATCAGACCGGCAATGCCATGGCGCGCGTGAATGCGGTCAAAGCCATGGAGCAGATCGAGCAAGTATCTGATCATGTTGGTGTATTGGGCCGAGCACCAGGCGTGACCATCGTCATCGCTGCGCCGGCTCAGGCAACAGCGTTCATAGACCATGAAGGCTATAACGCATCTAAGCCATTGATATCATTGGATGCTGTTCCGTCAGTCCGTCCCATTGGCTATGGGACAGGTAGCGATCCTCGCAAGCCCGATCAGGGCGGGGGTGGGGGGTAAAATCCGCGTTTTCTCGTGGTGTTGGTAACTCGCCCATCCACTTTCGGCTCAAACACTTGGTGGGTAGGCTGGAAAAGTTGGGGGCTGAAAAATTTTGGAGGTCGCGATGCAGCAGGTGACGGTTTTCGAGCGGATACCGGATGCGTTTGTGGAACTGTACGACGCGCAGTTCCGGGGCTGGGCGGCGAATTTCAAGCGGGTCGGTCGGGTCGCGGCGTTTCGGTTGAAGCGGCCTGTGGATCCGCTGGTGGTGGCGCGGGACCAGCGCAAGATCGTCGGGGTGCGGCTTGAGGCCGAGGTCGACGGCGGCCGGATAACCATCCGCCCGCAGACGGATGCCGACGCGGAGGCGATAGCGCGGCATGTGGTGGACATGCGGCAGGCGATGAACAGATGTCCGACCGTCCACAACACCCGACGGTAGGCCGATTTTGCGACGCCGCATAGTCGACGCCCCGCGATGGCGGATACCTGACGACGGTCCAGTGACGCCGCGCCTGAAACAGCGTGATCTCGTGCCGGCAATCGGATTTCTTGCGCATCGCCGACGCGACGAGGACGACGATCAGGACTGACGGTGCGTTGCCGCTGACGGTGCCGGCGGCGTCCTGTCGGGGGCATGGATGCAGTAGCCGGCGGCAATCAACGATTTGTGCTGTACGCGGGGACCGCGGCGGCTGAATTCGTCCAGGCCTCGAACTTCGTCGATATCATTCAAGGGCCGCTCGGGTCGGGCAAGACCGTGGCGCTGTGCCTGCGCATCATGCGGCACGCCCAGGAACAGCCGCCATCGCCGATCGACGGCCTGCGCAAGACGCGGTTTGCGCTGGTGCGCAACACGTTCCCGGATTTGAAGCGCACGACGATCAGAACGTGGCTCGACACGTTCCCGGAGCACCTTTACGGCCGGTTCACGCACGGCATGTCGCCGGTGCACCGCATCCGGTTTTCGTGGCCGGGCGGCGACGTGGTGACGGAAATCGACTTTCTGGCGCTCGACAAGCCGGAGGACATTCGAAAGCTGCGCTCGGGCGAATATACCGGCATCGCGTTCAACGAAGTGCCGTTCATCGAAAAGGAGATTTTCGACGAGGCGACGTCGCGCGTCGGCCGCTACCCGAAGATGGACGACGGCGGGCCGTTGTGGTCGGGCGTGATCGCGGACGCGAACGCACCGGACGAGGATCACTGGCTCGGCATGATGACCGGGCAGGTGGATTTGCCGCCGAACCTGAGCGACGAGGAGCGGCAGGGCTTCCAGTGGCCGTCCGATTGGGGCTTCTACATGCAGCCGTCGGCGCTGATCGAGCAGATTGACCAGCACGGCCGGGTGATCGGCTACACGGTCAACCCGCAGGCCGAGAACCTGCAGAATTTGAAGCCGGATTATTACGCACGGCAATACAAGGGCAAGACCAAGGCGTGGATCGACTCGCGGCTGATGAACCGGATTGCGCTGGTGGTCGAGGGCTCGCCGGTCTGGCCGATGTTCCGGGTCGAGGTGCATGTCTCGAGCGAGGTGCTTTACCCGGTGGCGGGCAACGAGGTGGTGGTCGGGCTCGACTTCGGCCGTCAGCCGGCGGCGATCTTCATGCAGGCGGTGAATAATCGCGTGCTGGTGCAGTACGAATTGCTGGGCCACAACGAGGGCGCCGTGACGTTCGCGCCGAAGGTCAAGCGGTTCCTGATCGAGAAATACCCGAACCATCGCGTGCGGTTCTACGGCGACCCGAAAGGGCAGGACAAGGGCCAGGCCGACGAGCGCACCGCCTACGATATTTTCGCGGCGAACGGCATGAAGGTGGTTCCGCCGCCGGGCCTCAAGCAGAACATGATCTCGACGCGGGTTGATGCGGTGGCGAACGTGTTGAACGAGATGCACGACGGCCGTCCGCGGTTCGTGCTGTCGCCGTCGTGCCGCACGCTCAAGGTCGCGATGGCGGGCCGATACCACAACACGCGGGACGAATTCGGCGAATTGAAGCCGAACAAGGATCGCTATTCGAACCCGGCCGACGCGCTGCAATATGGCACGATCGGGCTCGGCGAGGGCCGCAAGATGATCGGGCTGACGCCGGCGAACGACATCAAGCCGATCCGCTACGCCAAGGTGCGGGGTCTCAAAAGGCGCGTGGCATGATCGAACTGACGGTCAACCGCGGCTATCCGAAGCGCTGGACGCTGTGCTTCGATCCGTCGCCGGCGACGCCGCTGCTGAAGTATCTGATCCCCGGCCGCTTCAAGCATGTCCGCGCGTTCGGCTATGTGCCGCTTGACGGCGTGTGGGTGTTCGTCGACTGGACGCTCAAGGGCATGGTGATCCGGGCGGCGCCGGACCAGTCGCAAACCGCCGACAACCTGATCCGTGCCTGGATCGACGGATGCGATCTTGTGCAGGTCGACAACGGCTCGCGGATGCGGGCGCTGCCCGGTTTTTACTGCGTCGGCGCGATGAAGCGGCTGACTGGCGTCCCGTCGGGTGCGTTGCTGCCGGACGGCTTGTGGCGAGACTGCCTTAAATTCGGAGGCAAATCGCTCGATGAAGATCAGCGCACCATCACCGCCCCAGCCACAGCCTCTACCGCCTGATCCCGCGATGGAAGCGGTGAAGAAGCAGGCCGAGGAAGACAAGGCCTCCGCTTTGCAGGAGCGCGTGAGCGCGCGCACCAACGATCTGTTGCTGCGCTACGGCGGGCGCGCCGCCTTCGGCAGCCGCCTTGGCCGAGCGGCTTAAAGCAATGGCAAAAAAGCCGGAAGTATCAGCACCGCCGCCGCCGAACGAGGCTCTGACGAAAGAGGCGCTGGAGCGGCTGGAAGCCTGCGAAAAACAGAAAACCGAATACGACCTCGACATCCGCGAGGCCTATTATTTTGCCGCGCCGCACCGCGCCCGCGACGTCAAATCCGGGCAGGCGCCGAGCGAAACCAAACCGACCGACAGCGCGACGCGCAACACGTCGATCGCCTCGGAAGTCGCCCGCGATTTCGTGACCGAGGTGATGGACGCCTTCATGCCGCAGGCCGACCCCTGGGCCGAGCGCAAGCCGGGCATGTTCCTGCCCAAAGAAGTGCAGGAAGAGGCGCTGAAAAAGGTGAATGAGCAGGACCCGGTGATTTTTGCCGCGATCCGCGCCTCGAATTTCTATGAAGTCGCGCCGATGGCGTTCGTGCCGGACTTGCCGATCGGGTTGACGGCGATCTGGATCGAGGACTTGCGGCCATCCGAAAACATCGTCGTGCAGGCGGTGCCGCTGCGCGAACTGGAATGCAATGTCGGCCCGTTCGGCGACATCGACGACCGCTTCGTGGTGCGGCACACGCGCAACCGGCACGTCGAGGCGCTGCTCGGAACCGAGATATTCGCCAAGGTGCCGGTAGCGGTCAAAACCAAGATCAAGGAAAAGCCGGCCGAGCGCACCGCTCTGCGCTGGGGCTATTGGCGCTTGTGGGACCGCCGCGACGATATTGTGTGGCAGCACGTCGTCATGGTCGACAAGATCGTGGTGCATTATGTGGTGCTGGTCGGCGAGGGCTGTTGCCCGCTGGTGCCGATCCGGTTCAACCCGTCGCCGGAATGGGCGTGCGGCAACGGACCGCTGATCGAGGCGCTAGAGGATTTCCGGCTGCTCGATACGCTGGAAGCCGACAAGATCGACCACATCGAATTGGCGTTGCGCCCGCCGACGGCTTACCCCGACGACAGCTTCGCCGCGGTGGAGAATGGCATCGAGCCGGGCTCGGCCTATCCGGTTCGCCCCGGCTCGGAAAACGCAGTCAAGGCGATCTTTGAGGGCGGCAACATCGAGGCCGCGTTGTTCGAGACGGCAGCGATCGAGGACCGGATCAAGCGCAAGCACTTCCTGGGCTTCCCGCAGCAGCGCGGCAAGACGCCGCCGACCGCGACGCAATGGCTCGACGAGATGCTGGAAAAGCAGCGCCGCATCGGCACGCCCGGCATGCCGTTCTGGCGCGAGGGCCCGGCGCAGATTTTCCTGCGGTTCAAGTACCTGCTCGAGAAGCGCGGCATCATCGAGCCGGTCAAGGTCGACGGCAAGACGGTGGCGCTGACTCCGTACAACCCGGCGCAGCGCGCCGCCGAGCAGCAGGAAGTGGCGATGGCCGTGCGGGCGCTTGAGATTTGCATGGGCATGTTCCCCGAGGAAGCAAAGGCGCGCATCGACGGCGGCAAGACGATGGTGAACATCATCGCTAAGACGCGGGCGAATTTGATCGAAATGCGAGATGACGATGATTTGCAGGCGGCGGTCGCCTTGATCGCTCAACTCATGAGCGGCGGCGGGACACCTGAAGGAGGCGCGCCGGCTGCGCCGATGGGGGCATGACCATGGACGAAAAAACCCTGAAGGACGCGGTCAGCCGCGTCGGAAAAACCAGCGACGGCAAGCTGTTTCGCCTGTTTTTGCAGCGCCGGTTGATGACCGTGGTCGGCTCGGAAAATTCCGGTGCGTTGCTGGCTCACAACGGAGAACGCAGGTTCGCGCATGAATTGATCGCCCTCATGGACGAGGGCAACGCGGAGCCTACGAGTGACCGACGAGACGGTAACGAACAGCACGTCAGCCTCCCAAAGCGGGAGCCAGCAGCAGGCCAGCGGCGACGCGGCCTCGAGCGGCGCGTCGAACCAGACGAGCCTTCAGCAGACAAATAGCGCGCCACAGCGCCCGACCGAATTCGCCGACAAGTCCTTCGACTCCTATTTCGACCCGGCCAAGGGTTTGAAGTACGACGCGCTCGCCAAGGACATCAACGATTTCCGCGCCGACAAGGCCGCCCGCGATCTCAAATCCGCCGGCGTTCCGGCCAAGCCCGACGAATACAAGCTCGCGCTGCCGCAGACCTTCGAACTGCCGAAGGGTCCCGACGGCAAGCCTGTGCCGTTCCAGTTCGACGAAAGCGACCCGCGCCTCGGCCCGGTGCGCGCCTTTGCGCACAAGACCGGGCTCGATCAGGCCGGCTTCTCCGAACTGCTCTCGATCCACGCGCAATACGAAATCGGCGAGATGCAGCAGATCAATTCCGCGCGTCAGGCCGAGCAGGAAAAGCTCGGCGCCAACGCGCCGGCGCGGGTCGACGCCATTTCCCGCTTTCTGACATCGAAGCTCGGCGCCGACCGCGGCACCGCTCTGATGGACCGCCTGATGCTGTCGACCGACATCGAAGCGATGGAGGATTTGGTCAAGCAGTTTTCGTCGCAGGGCGGCGGCAGTTACTCGCAGAGCCATCGCGAGCCGCAGAACGGCGCATGGGACGAGGATGCTTATCAGAAATCCGGCCCCCCAGGCTCAACCGGCCGGGCTGAGTACGCGTCGAAACACGCGCCAAAACCGGCAACGCATTGATTTAAGGAAGGACTGAATTATGGGCATGCAGACCATCGTCGAATACGCCAACGGCATGGGCGCCAGCGCTCAGCGACCGATGATCGAGATGTTCGCTCAGTCAACCGATTATTTCTCGGCGATCCCAATCGCTGGAATGACCGGGCCGATCTGGGAGGGGACGCGCTCCATCGAACTGGCGACGCCAGCATTCCGCGGCATCAACGAAGCTTCCTCGACCGGCGCCGGAAAAGTCGATCCATTCCAGGAAGCCTCGTTCCTGATGGACCATGACATCGACATCGACATCGGCATCATTCGGCGTCAGGGCGAGCAGCGGCGTGATCAGAATCGCAAGATGCTGCTTGCCGCCGCCGGCCGCACTTGGGCTACTGCATTCGTGGCCGGTGAGAACGCCAGTGACCCGCGTGAATTCGATGGTCTGCAGGTGCGCTGCTCTCGCAGCGTCGGATCGGCCAGCCGCGTCACCCACAACTCATCCGCCGCCGGCGGCGCGGCGCTTTCGTTGCTTAAGCTCGATCAAGCAATCAACGCGGTCAACAACCCGACCCATATCATTGCGCCGTATGACTCGCGCCCGCTGTGGGCGCAGGCCGCGCGCACGTCGACTCTGACCGGCTTCGTGATGAAGGACTTCACGCTTGCAGACGGCTCCGGCAAAGGCGTCGGTGCTGTGCCGGCGATGTATAACGGTCTGACTTTCCTGTGGGGTTATCCCAAGGACCGCCACACCCAACCAATTTCCTTCAACGAAGTCGGCGCAGGTGGCGGTGACGCTGTGACCACGTCGCTCTATGTCGCCAGTTTTGGCGAGATGGGTCTACACGGCATCCAGCACACGCCGCTCAGCATCGAGAACGTCGGACTTCTCGAAGACAGGATCACGCTGCGCGACCATTTGACGTGGGACGTCGGCCTTGTCGATGAACATGAGTTCTGCATGCACCGGCTCGATAGCTGGACCAACGCCGCAATCGTGGCCTGAGGAGAAAAACAATGCACCGCACGTATGATTTTGACGCTGATCTTATCCTCAAGGACGCAGGACTTGTCGCGGCTGATGGCGCCGCAACCGTTGGCGGCGCCGCCAAGGTCGTGACGCTCGGCTCTGGTCGCATCGACGGCGTGGTGGTGTTGAACGTGACCGCCGCGGAGATTGCCTCGGACGACGAGTTATACGGTGTCATCCTCCAGGGCTCGACCGTGGCGGCTTTCACTGCCGGAACAATCGAGAATCTCGCGCAGATGGACTTTGGCGCCACCGAGGTCCGGGATGGCGCGGCGAAGGATTCGACGGTCGGGCGCTACGAGATGCTGTTCACGACCTACCAGAACGGCACGGTCTACCCGTATGTCCGGCTCTACAATAAAGTCACCGGAGCTATCGCGAGTGGCATCAACTACGATGCTTACATCGCGAAGCTGCCGGGCAAATGAGGCGCGAATGACCGCAACAGTTAAGGTTTGGGATCGAGAGTCCAAAGACGGCGCGCCGATCGATATGTATGCGGTGCGCGCCAAGGAGGCCATCGCGCGCGCGCCGAGCCGCTTCTCGCTGACAAAGCCAGACGAAGGCGATCCGCCTCATACCAATGCCACGAAGGAACGTCCTTCCGATAAGGAAGGATATCCTATCCCGGAGGAATGGGCCGATCTGGAATGGCCGTTGCGGCGCAAGCTCGCCGTGCAGTTGGGCGCGCCGGTCAAGTGCAATTCAGAAACCGCAAATGCGGTCATCGCGGCCGAACAGCGGCGACGCAAAGAACTGATCCCAGACGAGGACTGAAAGGAAATACCATGAAGCGCCTCCTTATCGCCCTTGGCCTCGTCGCCGCATTTGCGGCTTTCGACAGCCGACCGGCCGATGCCTACACCGTCAAGGTGTGCAGTCCGTCCCGCTCCGGCGCCGCCCTCGGCCCCGCGCGGATCACGGCCGGCACGTCCGGCACCATCTACAGCACCGATGCGCGCGGTTGCGCCCTGATCTCCTCGGCCGATCTCGGCGATTTCAGCGCGCTCGGCTATGCCGTCGAGTCGCCGTACAAGAGCGTGGTGGCGAAGGCGCTGACCTCGGCCGGCACGGTCGTTCTGCCGCCCTCGACGTTCATCCAGGACATCATCGTCGAGGAGGATTCCGGCGCCGCGCCAACCGGCGTGCGTATCGGCACCGTGGCGAATGGCTCCGACGTGCTGGCGACCAGCAACGTCTCGGCCAGTTCGATCGTGATCCCGGAAGATGACAGCAAAAGCACGCGGGCCTTCAGCCGGACGCTGCCGCAGACGCTGTATATCTCGGCCGCCAGCTTCGGCAGTTCGCGGCTGAACGTGACCATTCTTTACGGCTATTTCTGACACTTCCTTGAAAGGGTTCCTCCCGCGACCACTCGCCCCCGGCTTCTGGCTGGGGGCGTTTTTCTTTGTGCTGGCGGTGGCGTTCCTGCCCGGCGCGTTCAACGCGGCCACGGCGGCGCGCTGGGCGCTGCTGTCGGTGACCGTGCCGGTGGCTGTCGCCATGTACAGCAATGTACCTAAATGTACATTGGGCCATCTGCTCGGGCTGCTGCTGCTCGGCTGGGCGGCACTGTCGATGCTGTGGACGGCCAGCCTGTACGACGGCGCGGACGCGCTGTGGAAGCTTCTGCTGCTCGCCGGGCTGTTCGTGGCCGGCGGCGGGCAATCGTCGCTGCGGCCCGCGTTTGTCGGGCTTGGCGCCGGCATCGCGGTCAACAGCGCGGTAGCCATTGCGCAATGGTACGGCTGGCAGGGCGTATTCACGATCGATGCCTCGCCGGCAGGGCTATTTGCGAACAAGAACCACTTGGCGGAAGCGGCGGCCTTGGCGCTGGTCGGACTGGTCGGCTACCGGGTCTGGTGGCTGGTGCCGCCGGTGCTGCCGTCCTTGCTGCTCACCAACGGCCGCGCGGCCGTGGCCGGGGTGCTGGCTGCCGCGACGCTATGGCTGTGGCCGCGCTCGCGGTTGACGGTGCTGGCCTTGGTGGGCGCCGGACTGGCCTATTGCATCGCGCACCTCGGCGATCAGTCGATTAGCGACCGCTTCAACATCTGGCGCGACACGGCGGCGGGCCTGACCTTGTTCGGGAATGGCGCCGGGTCGTTTTTCACCGAATACCCGGCACACGCCTTTTACAAGGATTTGCTGATTTCACGGCCGGCGCACGCCCACAACGACTATCTGGAGCTGCTGTTCGACCTCGGACCCGGCGTGGCCGTCTATCTAGCGCTGCTGGGCGCCGCGCTGTGCGCGCCGCGACCCATTGAGCGAGCGGTCCTGCTCGCATTCATGACGGAGGCCTGCTTTGCATTCCCGCTTCATCTTCCGGTCACCGCCGCGGTGGCGGCTCTTGCTGCCGGGCATCTATGCGGCGCTCGGGGCGCTGTACGCGACGACGTCGCTCGTTGGCGAATGGCATACCGCCGTTGGCCGCTGGCACTCGCCGAACGAGGCGGTGGCGCTCGAGCACATGCGGACGGCGCGCGCGGTATTCCCGCTTGACCGCTGGTTCCGGCAGGGCGTCGCCAATTTCTACGCGGAGCGGCGCTTTGCGGGGTCTGGTCCGTCCGCTATCGCGGCGCACCGCGAGGCGCTGGCCGACGACCCATGGAGCGCCGGGCTGCGGCGCAACCTGGCGGGCTTTATGGTCGAGGCCGGGGACATGGAGGGGGCGCGAGTCGAGGTCGAGGCGGTGGCCCGGATCACGCCGCGCAGCCAGATCGTGTTGCGGGTCAATCTGAATACCGAGACGCGGTAGAGGTGCGTTGCTGGCTTCCTGAGCGCGCGTAGCGTCGCGTTCACATCAGGAGGCATTGCTATGTCGTTTGGCGAAGAAGCGGTCACAACCGATCCTACCGACATCACGGCATCGCAAGAAAGCCTGCTGCGCGGCATTTTGCAATCGCTTCTCGGCTCGGGGAGCGTGGCTCTCGTCAGTCAGGGATATTCTAACTCGGCCGACTTCACTCCGGCCGCCGCTTCCCATGTCGCTGGCGACTGCAACGGCGCGGCGGCTGAATTTGCGCTTATGGGTCCGTCAGCCGGCCGGGTGCTGATTACCAGCGCCTCGTTGCTGATCGCTGGTGCTACGGCGGAAGCAACGGCCTGGCGGCTTCATCTGTTCAGCGTTCCGCCGCCGTCTGCTGTGGCTGATGACGGGGCTTTTGTTCTGCCGGCCGGCGATCTGGCGTCATACCTCGGTTTTGTCGATCTCGGCACGGCGGTCGATCTGGTCGATAACCAGTATGTCGAGGTCAACGGCGTCAACAAGCAGGTCAAGCTCGCCGGCACGTCGCTGTTCGGCTATCTGGTCAACCTGACCACGCTTACGCCTGCTGCGGTTGCCCATACTGTCACGCTGCATTCGGTCGCGCTGTAATGCGCCCGGCGCTTTACCCGATATTGTTTGGTGGGGGTTTTTCCCTTGACCAGTTTATGGGTCGCCAGTCCGCCGGCCTCTACTACGACTTCACCAAGACGGATCGGCTGTTTCAGGAGAATGTTGGGCCAACGCTTGCGGATGATGTCGGCGAGGCCATCGGGCTTGCACTGGATCAACGGCAGTGGGGCGGGAGTACGCTGGCGGGAGTGCTGGCGGGGCAGAGTGAGCTTGTCACCAATGGCGGTTTTGACAGCGATACGGTATGGACGAAACAAAGTGGCACGATTTCAGGTGGCAAACTCAACGGTTCAAATGCCGCTCAGTTGGCTTATCAAAATATAGGGCTGGTAGTCGGAAAAATTTATAGATTGCAGTTCGATTATACCATGTCGGCTGGCATAGGTATTCGAGCGAACAACTCTACGACCAATGGCGCGGCCATTATGTGGTCCGGCACTCTTGGTGCTTCGGGGACTATTACAGCGTATGTTGTCGCAACCACGGGCGGCATCCTGTGCTTTGAGGCCAGCGGCGCTAACTTCACTGGCACTATCGACAATGTTTCTGTCAAACTCGTCCCCGGCATCCCCGCCATTCAAGCCACCGGCACGCTCAAGCCGACATTGCAGACGACCGGCGCGAAGTACGATGGCTCCGACGACAATCATCTGACCTCGTATGTGGCAGGGAGTGGTGCGAACTTCATTGTGGCGCTGGTGACGGTGCCTGCGAGTATTGCGGTTACTCAGATTATGGCTGGTGCCATCGATGCTTCAAGCAATCGCATTTATGTCGGCTTTGGGGTGGACGGCATATTCGCTGCCGCGCTCGGCACACAGACATTAAGCACTATCAAGGGCTCACAAGATCGTCGTGGGGCTGAGGTTGTCGTCGGATTATCATTTGATGGCTCTAGCGTTCGTCTTTTTGACGATCAGTCACAGTCCTATTCCGCAGCGCAGAGTGGAAACGCCACCACGACCGTGGCCTTTCGGCTCGGTGCCAGAAACGCAAGTGGAACGGCTGACTCCGTATTCGCCGGCTCCATCAAGCGCCTCGTCGCAGGCCGCGAGTTCCTGACCCTCTCCCGCTACAACCAAATCCGCAACGCGCTGCTGGCAGCGTAAGGAGCTACCCATGAACCTCCCATGTGTCTGCATCGTCACCGACGCGCAAAAGACCAACCTCAACCTGACCTTTGCCGCGATGGGCATGGGGCCGGAAACCTTCACCCGCAAGTGCTGCGCCATCGATCCGGGCGCGACCGATGCGACCCCGCCGACGCACTGGCTGATGAGCTATGTCGGCGCGACCGACAGCGACGTGGCGATCTATCAGGAGATGACTGCGGGCAACTTGCCGCCGCTGCCGGAAGGCACGGTATGGGGCGAGAATGGTGTCATCTCGGCAGCTAACGCAATGACGGCCTCGGATGGTGCGGTGTTTCATGTCTATTCGGCGGCGGGTGTTATTGAGCCGGTCGATCACGTCGCGGCTGTGCTGGCGAGCGAAGGCTTGCAGTACGTCCCCGATCCGCCGCTGTAACCCCTCTCCCTCCTAACAGGGGGGAGGATGGGGAATGAGAACAGCAAGGTTTAATTCACGATGGCGGATAGGAAAACGCTGTAGGCTGTAGTCGCTTACGGCAGTTCTGGCGCGCGCGCAAAAAGTTCAATAAGGGCGGCAAAGCAAAGAAGGAAGAAAATTCCGATAATGGCCAATGTCATTTCGGTAACTCCAAAAGCACATACCAATTATTAGGAGCATCGGCCCCTTGTACCATGATCGGCTGGTAATTCAATCGAGATACCAGCCTTATTTTCTCGGTAAGGTTATCGAGGGCCAGCCATTCGCGGCCGGTATAAACCAGTAAAATGGCGTGGGCCGCGCCGCCATTTGCCCGTCCATTGATGCCGACCACGGCCAAGAGCAAAGCCGAACTAGGCCAGCCTCGCTTTAGTAGTTCGTGGCGTTTTGTAACGGCATAATCGCCGCACCATCCTTCACTTGGCCAAATCTCCCACGAATTGTTGGCGGCAAGTTCGTTCTCAGGGATGGCAATTATGCCCGAGTTAACCATTTGGTTCACGTCTTCAAGTTCGCGAACCCCGCGCGGATGGCCGCGCTGTATGGTCTTGTCAATCTGAGTAGCGGAAAGGGTAAACCGCGTCCACTGCATCGGCGGCAGTGTCGCGTGACCAAAGGCTAAGGTGCCGGCCAGCAATATGGTTAGCAGCATTTTGTCAGATTATCAGGGAGTTTTGACGTGGGCAAGGCTTCTAAGGCGCGCTCTGATCCCCCATCCCTCCTAACAGGGTGATGCGGAGGGTGCGTTGCTGGTCTGGTCGGCTGCGGCCACCGTGCCAGCATGTCCTATAGCAAGCTTTCCATCGTCAATACCTGTTTGCTCCTGAAAGGGCAGCGGCCCGTCAGCGCCGAGGACGATGGCTCGGACGAGTGGAATATCTGTTCGGCGGCCTATGATCAGGGTGTTGCCCACGCGATCGAGGAGCATGACTGGAAATTCGCCACCGAAATCGACACGCTCGACCGGCTGGGCGACTCCGACGACCCCGATTTTGAGGACGAATATGCCAAGCCGACGGGTTGCCTGCACCTGATCTGGGTGCGGGTCAGCAACGTGCCGACGCCCTACAAGATCATCGGCGACGCGGTGCAGATCACCGCCGGCGGGGTCGATCCGACCTGCAAATTCGTCGCGGAGCCGGGCCCCGAGGACTGGCCGGCCATGTTCGTGTCGGTCATCAACGAATACGTGTTTTCCGGGATCGAAAGTGGCATCAAGAAAAACCAGTCGACCGCTGACGGCCACCTGGCGAAAGCCCATGAATTCCTTCAGCGGGCCAAAACGCGCACCGACCAGCAGGAGCCGAAACGGGCGTTGTTCAAGACGCGCCACAGGATCGCCCGCCAAACGCGGAGGGGCTGATGGCCGAGCCCGCAAAATTTATCATCCGGCAGCGCGACTTCTCGGCTGGCGAACTCGACGAATACGCCGAGCGTTCCGACGAGCCGCTGGTGCGCGCCGGCGGCCGGCAGATGTCGAACTGGCGCATCATGACTACGAGGGCGATGGAATATCGCTGCGGCCGGGAGGCGCTGTTCCCGGAGCGCGGCCGGATCGACGAGATCGACGTCGCCTCCGACACGACCTACCGCTTCTGCTTTGGCCAGGGCACGCTGAAAATCCGCAACTCGTCGAACGTCATCGTGGCCGGGGCGGCCGGACTGCCGTGGCAGGTATCGACCGCGGGGCAGATTTCATGGGCGCTGATCCATCGCAACGTCGTGATCTGCTTCCCCGGCATGCGGCCGGTGGTGTGCCAGTGGGACGGCGACGTTACCTGGACGATTGGGGATTACACCTTCGCGACCGACGGCGCCGGCATCGAAAAGGTGCCGTTCGCCCGCATCGCCAAGCGCGGCATTACCATGAACGTCAGCGCCATTACCGGCACGGTAAACCTCACGTTTTCCGCCGCGGTGCTGACCGCAAACCATGTCGGCTCGCTGATCAAATGGGCCAATCGCAGGCTGCGCGTCGCAACCGTGACCAGCGGCCTTGCCGGAACGGGCGTGTGGCTCGAAACGGGGCTGATTGTGCAGCGCCTCACTGTGACGGCAGGCACCGCCGCGGGCTTTTCGGTCGATGAAGCTGTCACGGGGTCGGTCACCGAAACAGAGGGCGTCGTCGTCGAAATCGACGATGCCAACAATTACGTTTATGTGCAGCTTTTGAACTATCGAAGCGGCTTTACAACTTCGGATACGTTGATTGGCCCATTCCAAAGGACGGCGCTCACCGCGGCGGCAACGTCCACACCACGCGCCACGACGGTATGGGACGAGCAGGTGTTCGGCGACGCCTATGGCTGGCCGCAATCCTGCAATCAGGACGTTTCGCGGCTGATTTTTTGCGACATCCCGAGTCTGCCCGAGGCGCTTTGTGAAAGCGCGATCAACCTATTCGACGATTTCGACGTGACGGGCGAGGCGAGCGGCGCGATTGTCGAGCTGATCACCGGCGAGCCGCGAATCTATCATGTGATGGGCGGCTCCGATCAGTTCGTGTTCACCTCGCGCGGCGTCTATTACATTCCGATCAGCGAAAGCAACCCTCTGGTCAACGGCTCGGTGACGTTCCGCCGCATTACCTCTGATGCTGCGTCGACGGTGCGGCCGGTCGAAACAGCCGAAGGGCTTGCCTTCGTCAATTCCGGCGGCAACCGCGTGATCGGAATCGTGCCGACCGGACAGACCGCGCAGCCTTATGTCGCTGACGACCTCGCGGAATGGCATTCGCATCTGTTCTCAAACCCGTCCGCCATCGTGGCGACCACCGGCGACGGCGAGTTTCCCGAGCGCTATCTGATGGTACTGAACGACGACGGCACGATCGCGGTGGGCCGGTTCGATCCGCGCAAGAAATGGTGGGGCTGGCTGCCGTGGTCGGCGGGCAATTCCGGCCTGTTTCAGTGGGTGACGTCGCGCGCCGGAACGGTGCTTTTTACGGTAAAATACACTATCGATGGCGCCGATCTCTACATGGTCGAGCGGATGGACAAGGACGCCTATCTCGACGCGCAAGTGTCGCTGAACAGCGTGCCGGCGGCACTGCAGGCGCAGATCGAACCCGTGCTGGAATATCACGCCACCGGCGGCACCGCGTTCGGCGATATGACCAGCGGCGGCGGCCTGACCGCGCTGGACGATGGCGACACCACCAAGACCGCGGCGCTGGGCGCGAGCCGGGCAGGGACATCGAGCTACTATGGCCGGCTGATGGCGGTGGCGCAGCCGATCAAGCAGGCCACGGTCTACGCATCGAGCGACGCCGGCTATAGCGACACCGCGGCGTCGATCACGTTCGAACTCCGGGCGTCGAACACGGCGCCGAACAGCGACGGCTCAGACGGCACGCTGCTCAAAACGCTTTCGGCCATCGACACGAACGCCGGCAGCGTGACGCTGATTTCGACCGATAGCACTACGGACTATCTTTACCATTGGGTACGGATCAGCGACGCCACGGCGGGAAACATCTACGCCGCGCTGGTGACGTTCCAGCATCCCGGCGCGATCCTGGAGGCCAGCGGCGGAGGCACCGGCGATCTGTGGTTTTTTGCCGGGGCGACCAATTTGCAGGTCATGCTCGGGCTTTTGAACTACGGCACGCGCTCGGTCGACGCCGACGGGGATCTGACGCTGGGCGAGGGCGATAGTTTTGCCGGAGCCCAAATTGTCGGGTTCCCGTATTCCGCCGCGTTCGAGCCGTTCATTCCGCACGCTGGGGAAGGCCAGTCGGGCGGCCAGACCACACGCAAGCGCCAGATCGGCGCGTGGGCGGTGAAGGTGCAGAAATCGAACGGGTTCAACATGAACATGATCGAGGACGGCAGCGCCGCCGCCAATCCAACGATTATCGGGGCGTATGAGCAGGGCGACGACCAAGGCGCCGCGCCGGCCCAGCGTGAGGGCGTCTATATCAAGCAGCCGCGCGGTAGCGCGTTCGATCCGCGCACGCTGCTGACCAAAAACACGCCGGGCACGCTTCGCGTGCTCGAAACCGGCTTCGAAATATCGGTGTGAACCATGGGCCAGCTCGCAGCGCCACTTTCCATTGCCTCGGTCGGCTTCTCGGCCTTGGGCAAGGTGTCCGAGGGCCAGGCGGCGAAGGCCGGCTATGAGGCGAAGGCCAACGACGCGGAATTTGCGGCCCAGCGCGCGGAACGGGCGGCCGAGTATGGCCGCATTCAGGCCGACCAGACCGACGCCGGATTGCGCGAGGAACTGGCGATTACGCTCGGCAATATCGACGCGGTGCGCGCGGCCTCAAACGTCGACCCGACAAGCCCGAGCGGTGTCGCGCTGAAGGAACGCGAAACGGAAGTGTCTGATCGGCAGCGGCGGGCGCGCGTGGCGTCGATCCGGGCGCAGGCGAACGAAGACGACCGCATGGCGCAATATGGACGCTCAACGGCAACCTATCTGCGGAGGGCCGGTAGCGGCGCCTTGCGCACCAGCTATATCAACGCCGCCGCCGGGATCACGGGCGGCATCGCAAAGGGCTTTAGCGCCGGAAGCTCCGGCAAAAATAGCGAGCGCTACTAATGGCACTCCAAACCCGCATTCCCCGCCGTATCACGCTGGTCGAAGCGCCGACGTCGCGCAATGTCGCCAGCGTCTCGGCCGCCGACGCCGCAGCGCCGTACAAGATGCTGGCGGATGGCCTGAACCAAGTCGGTGAAACGCTCGATCAGGTGTCCGTCATCGCCGCCGAGCGAGCGGGCAACGAGTCCGTTCAAAAATCCGAGGACGGGTCGCTGAAAATCGAGCGCGGCCCGTTGCCGATCATCGGCAATGCGGCGGTGGCGTTCTCGCGCGCCGCGCGCATGACCTATCTCGCGCAGGCCGAGCCGCTGATCGAGAACAAGGCGACCGAAATCAGGTTGCAATACCAGAACGACCCGCAGGGCTTTCAGCAGGCGTGGGATTCGTATTCGAAAGAATACGCTGGCAAGGCCGACCCGATGGTCAAGCCGGCCATCGAGAAGGTGCTGTTGCGCGAAGGCGGACAGAACTACCGCACCGCCCTCACGTCAGCCGATGCGCTCAATACGTCGAATGCGCTGGAAACCTACAAAGCGCGCATTACCGACCTCGACAACAAAGGCGCGGCGCTGGCACGGCAGGGCGGCACCGACACGGCGGAATACGTCGAACTTCGCGACGGCATTTCGACCCTTTACGGCGAACTCGCCAAGGATGCGCGGTTCAAATATCCGCAGGCGCGCGTCGACGCCGAAGTGGCCGAAACGATATCGCGGCACAAGGGGCAGGCCGTCATCGGCAAGGCCATGTCGATTTACGACAAGGCGACGCCGGCGGCGGCGGCCGAGGCGCGCAGGTTCCTGACGGAAGCGGCATGGGACCCGGCGATGAACTTGGCGCCGGCGCAGCGCCAGCAGATCGTCACGATGGGCATGGCCGCTATCGAGGGCCGCACGTCGGCGAACAAGATCGCGGTCGACGCCCATAAAAAACTGGTGACCGAAACCATCGAGGCGCTGAAAACATCGGCGCCATACGACCCGCGACGGTTTAACGACCTGATGACGCAAAGCGCCGAAATGGGCGATGTCGAGGGCTATTACAAGCTTTCGACCTACCAGGCGTTCCATAACTGGCGCACGTCGCTTGCCGCGTTGCCGGTGCCGGAACAGGTCGAAGCGCTGCGGGCGATGCGCTCCGGCGCGTCGCTTGAGGACAGGATTATCGGCGCTGAAAGCGGCGGCAACGCCAATGCCAAAAATCCGAGCTCGTCGGCGACCGGTGCCGGTCAGTTCATCGACCGAACTTGGCTCGATCTGGTCAAGCGCACCCGGCCGGATATCGCGGCCGGCAAGAGCGATGCGGAGGTGCTCGATCTTCGCCGCAACAAAGACCTGTCGCGCGAGATGGTCGGCCGCTATGCCGACCAGAACCGGCAGGCGCTTAGTGCGGCCGGCGCGCGCGTTGATAACGGCGCATTGTACCTCGCGCATTTCCTCGGGCCTGCCGACGCCATCAAGGTGCTCAAAGCCCCGCCGGGGCAGATCGTACATGGCTTGGTCACGCCAGCCTCGATTGAGGCGAATGCGTCGATTTTCAACCGCAATCCGACCGCCGCGCAGATGGTCGCCTGGGCCGAGCGCAAAGTCGGGTCGACGCCCGGCGGCGAAGTGGGTATTTCCCCCATCGCTTCGCCATGGGTGTCCGCCGTCCGGCAGGAAATGGTCAACGACGTCAGCAAAAGCATGGCCTCGCGCGCCGACGGCATGGTGTCGACGCTTGAGGCGGCAATCGGCAAAGGCCGGCGGCCCGCCGATAGCGAAATTGCGGATATCGCCGCAGTGCTGCTCGAGACCGGCCGCCATGACCTAATTGAGCGGGTCGACGGGGCGCTCGCCACGCATGACGCTTCGCAAGTGGCGCTCCGTATGCCGGTTGGCGCACGCGAGGCGTTCCGGGCACAGATGGCGGCCATAGCGGGGCAAGGCGGCGATGCGCGGCAGCGCCGCGTTATCGACAGCACGGAGGACGCTATTCGCAAGGTCGAGGAGGGCATGAAGAAAACGCCCTATTCGACGGGCGCTGCGCGCGGCCTGCACGTCGCGCCGGCCGCGTTGAACTTCGACAATCCGGCCAGTTTGTCGGCCGCGGTCACCCAGCGGCGCGCGTTCCGCGACGTCATCCAGGCGCACGACGGGCTTGCGCAGGGTTCGATCTTCAATGGCGATGCCGAGGAGAAGGCGTTCCAAGGGCGGCTTATGTCCAACGATCCGAAACAGGTCGCGGTCGCGGCGGGCTTTGCATCGTCGCTGCTCGCCGACGATCCAAACGCTTTCGGCTCTGTCGCCGGGCGCAAGGCCATCGAGGACGAAGCGGTGGCCTTCCGCCACTACGTCGACGATCTCGGCATGAACGCGGAGCAGGCGGCGGCGAAACTGATTGTAAACCGCGATCCCGAGTATCAGGGCAAGATCAAGGCGCGCGTGAAAAACGAGGATGTCGACGCGCTTCTGAAAAAGAAGCTTGACGTGTCCGATCTTCGGGGCGCGTTCGACGATAGTTTCCTCGGCCTTGGCAACAATCCGCAGATCGGCTTCACGCCGGGCCAGCGCGACGAGATGTTCCGCGACTATGCCGAACTGACGAAGGATTATTACCTCGACGGGCACGGCGCCGGCGATTTGCCGACGGCGCAAAAGCTCGCGCAGCGGCAACTCAAGATCGTCTGGGGCGCGTCGAACGTGTCAGGCGCCGCGACGGTCATGCGTTACCCGCCCGAGAAGGCGCCGGGCATTGATCGCATCCCGAACGCCTCCGATCTGATCGCCGACGACGCCATGGCCTCGATCACGACGGAAAGCGGGCAGACGGTCGCGCGCGGCAAGATCGCGCTGATGCCGATCGCTGGCGCCACCGCCTCGGCGTTCAAGTCCGGCCAGCCGGTGCCGTATCAATTGCTGTGGCAGGACGCCGATGGCGTGCCGCGCACGCTTAATCCGGGTCGCGTGTTTATGGTCGACGCCAAAGGCCTGCGCGACCGCCAGAGCGCGGCGCGCGGCGCGCAATACGACAAGGCCCGAGGCGTGGCCGAAGTCGAGCGTCTGATTGACCGCGATCCGCGCCTGCCGTTCGGGGTGCCGTAATGCCGGTTGCCGACCTGAGCCCGCTCGATCCCGCGATTCCGGTCGATACGCCGAGGGGCATGGCGGTGTCGCCGGGGGCGCTTGGCGAACCTGCGCCGGCCGATGCCGACTGGTCTGTCGGCCGGCTTGCCGCCGCGCAATTGCGCCAGGAAAACAGCATCGGATCGTGGCTCGCGTCGGAGCAGCGGCACCGCGAGGTGAACGACGGGCTCGATCCGTGGGCCGAAATCAAGGGCACGCCCTACGAGCAGCATTTCGACAGTTTCGCCGACGTGTTCAACCGCGCCGATTTTGAGGGCGTGAAGCGCCAGATCGACCGCGAGACAGAGGACCGCAAAACCATCGCCGCCGCGCCGGCCTGGGCGTCGATCCCGCTCGGCATGACGTCGGGCGTGCTGGACTGGCCGACGCTGCTGCCCGGCGGCGCTTTCGTGCGGGCCGGGAAGGGCGGCTTTTCGGCTGCAAAGTCAGCCTTGAGCGTCGGCACAGCGGCCGGCGTCGGCGTGACCGTTCAGGAGCTCGGGCTGCACGCCTCGCAGGAATTGCGCACGCCCGAGGAAAGCGCGGTCAACATTTCGGCCGGCGTGCTGATCGGTGGTCTGCTCGGCGGGGCAGGCGCGAAGCTTCTGAGCGATGCCGAGTGGATTTCAGCGACGCGCAATCTTGACGCTGACATTGCCGCTCCGGCCGCCGCCGATGATATGCTCGGTGCGGCGACGGCAAACCCGTCGTCTCTCGGCGCCGCCGCCCTCGGCAATAAGACGCTTGACGAAATGACCATATCCGGCACGGTGGCCGGCCGCGTCGCCAAGGCGACGGCATGGGCGAACCCCGGCCAGCGGTTGATGCAGAGCCCGAACGAGGCGGCCCGCGAGACGGCGCTCAATCTGTTCGACATGACGCAGTATTTGCGCGGCAACCGCGAAGGCATCGCCTCGCCGCAGTCGGTCGAAAAGCTGCGGCAGGAATGGAATAGCGGGCTGATGCAGGCGATTGAGGCGGACAATGCCGCGTATAAGGCCTATCGCCAGCGCGTCGGTAAGGAAGCGATGAAGCGTACGCAATTTGAGGATGAGGTCGGCCGCGCCGGCTTCCGCGGCGACAAGCACGAAATCCCCGAAATAGCACAGTCAGCGCAGGCATGGCGCAAGAACGTCGGCGACCCTCTGAGAGACGCGGCGGCGAATACGCCGACTCGCACCGGCGAAACGATGCTGCCCGAGGGGATTACGGTCGATACCGCGACCTCCTACTTTTCGCGCGTGCCGAACCGGATGAAAATGCAGGCCGACGAGGCAGGTTTCAAGGATGCGGTGGCGTCATGGGTGCATCGCAGCGCCGGCCGGTGGCGGCAGGAATTCGAAGCCGAGATGGCGGCAAAGCTGTCGGACGCGCAGGCCAAGGCCGCCAAGGGCACGGTCGAGGCCAAACGGGCATTGCGCGATCTTGAAATAGAAATCCGCAACGAGCGGGACGCCAAGTTCGGCGACGACGCATGGACCCAGCAGCGGGCGCGCGAGGTCGCCGACGAGGTGTTCGACAAGTACATGGGCAAATGGGACCCGGAGCCCGGCCAAATCCGCCCGGAGCAGTTCAAGGTCGGCGCGCGCGGGCCGCTCAAGGGCCGCACCTTCAACATGCCGGACGAATTGCTTGAGCCATGGATGGAGCACAACGCGACGAACATCTGGACTCGCTATCACCGCATCATGGCCACCGATATCGAGATGACGCGCAAGTTCGGCGATCCGCTGATGACCGAGCCGCTGGAAAAGGTGAAGGCCCGCTATGACGAATTGCGCAAGGGCGAGACCGACCCGGACAAGCTGCGCAAGCTGAACGAGCGCGAAAAGGCGGACATGCGCGATCTGGAAGGCGTGCGCGATCTGCTGCGGCACACCTATCCGACCAGCCAGGCGGGCCGGGAGTGGGGCCACATCGCCCGCATTGCGAATTCCCTGAATTACGTCCGGCTGATGGGGCAGGTCATGCTGTCGTCGCTGCCGGAAGCGCCGCGCGCCGCCATGGTGCATGGCCTCAGGCCGTTCGTGACGGAGTCTTTCTCTGCGCTTCGCAACCTCAAGGCCCTGAAAATGAGCGCCAATGAGGCCAAGCTGGCGGGCAATATCAGCGACCGGGTGCTGGCCAGCCGGCTGGCGACCATCGCCGACATCGCCGACACCTACACCAGCAAGGGTCCGGTCGAAAAGTTCATGGACAATATGACGAACGTCGCGTCGTCATGGAACGGCATCCGGCTCTGGACCGACGGGGTGCGCTCGATCTCGACGGTGGTGTCCCAAAACCGCATCCTGCGCACCGTGACGAATTGGGACAAGGCCGGGAAAAAGGACCGCGATCTGCTCAATTTCCTCGGCGTCGATCAGGCCATGGCCGAGCGTATCGCCAAGCAGTTCGACCAGCACGGCGAAACCATCGACAAGGTGATGGGCGCCGGCACCGAGCGGTGGACCGACGACGTGGCGCAGCGAGCCTTCCGGTTTGCGCTGAACAAGGACCTCGACTCGCTGGTGGTGACCCGTTCCGTGGCCGACGTGCCGCTGATGGCAAACACGCCGCTTGGGCGGGTGATTTTCCAGTTCAACACCTTCAATCTGGCCTCGCACCAGCGCGTGCTGCTGCGCGGGCTCCAGGAAGGCCCACAGCGGTTTATCGGCGGCGTCGTGGCCCTCACGTCCATGGGCATGCTGGGAACCTATCTGGCGGCCGTGGCGGGCAACCGCGTCGACAAACTGCCGGACTTTGCCGAAAACCCCGGATGGTGGATCGGCGAGGGGCTCGACCGATCGGGCATCTTCATGATGCCGTTCATGCTCGCCAATGCGGCCGAAAAGCTGTCTGGCATCAACCCGATCCGGCGGCCGATGCAGGCGTTCGACGAGGGCCGCCAAGGCTCCGACCGGGTGCGGGCGCGCAACCGCGCCTCGATCTTCGGCCCGAGCTCCGGCTTGGCCAGCGACGTGCTCGATCTGCCTGGCATCGCTCATGCGGCGGTTTCGAGCGATGTGGAAGTGACGCCTGGCCAGCGCAACACGATGGAGCGCCTGATCCCGTTCCAGTCCTACGCGGGCATGCGCCAAATGCTCCGCTATATCGTTAATCCACCTAACGAGTAGGCAGCCCAGCGGTGCGTTGCTGGGGCTGACGTGGCGGGCAGGATGCCCCCATGACGGCGATCCCGACGCTTCCCGACACAGAACGGCGCACGCGGTCCACCATTGCGGTCTCGACGGGGCCTATCAATGTCTCGTTCGATATTTACGGCAACGGCACTGACTACGCGCAGTGGCTTGAGGTCTACGACGACGGCGTGAAGCTGACTGCGGTCACCGACTGGACGCTCGACAGCCCATCCGGCTCGCTCGCCGTGCTGGCCCGACCCATTACCGACGCGCGCGTGACGTTCACCGCGGCGCGCACCGGCGACATCGATATCGTCGGCGCCGACCGGCCGCGGCGCACGTCGCAACTCACCGAAGGACAAGGCGTTTCGGCGCACGATTTCAACCAGATCGTGACGCATATCGTGGCCCGGCTGCGCGAGGTCTGGGACATGCTGCGCACCCGCACGCTGATCGGCCGGCCGGGCGAAACCGTCGACATGGTGCTGCCCAGCATCGCCACCCGTGCCGGCAACTATTTCAAATGGGATTCGGACGGCAAGCCGAGCTATGAGGCCGCGCCTGTATTGGGCGGCGGCACGCTGGCAAACGATGCGGTGTCGAACGCCTATCTGCGGGATTCCGGCGCGTGCTCGGTTATCGGGCGCAGCGCCAATTCCACCGGCGACCCGGCGGATATCTCGGCCGCATCCAACGGCCTATTGCTGGCCCGCCAGAGCGATGCCGTGGCGTTCTCGACGGTCAGCGCGCTGCTCGATTCCGTGTTCGGCTCGACGCGCGGCATGGTGCTGCGGCGCGAGGCCGCGGCATGGGCCGCCTATGCGCTGGGCGCGTCCGGCACCTTCCTGAAATCGGACGGCACCGACGCAACGTGGGCCGCGTCCACTTCCGCGCTGCCGCGCGGCTACATCGACGGCCTGATCACGGCAAACAACGCGACCGATGCCACCAACGACATCGACTTCGCGGAGGGCGTGGCGCGCGATTACACCAATACGGTAGATATGACCGGCACGGCGATGACCAAGCGGCTCGACGCCGACTTCGCCGAAGGCACCGGCAACGGCATGCGCTACACCACGGCCATCACCGACACGACCTACCACCTGTTTCTCATCGGCAAGGTTGACGGCACCACCGACTATTTCGCCTATACGGGGGTCGACCCGACAGCGGTGCTGCCATCCGGGTATGTGTATTTCCGCCGCGTCGCGTCAATTTTGCGCGAAGGCGGGGCCATTGTCCCATATATTCAAAAAAACGATAAATTCTCACGCAAAGTGCCAATTGCTTCCGTTGCGGCCATAACAAGCCCTGGAACCAGTGCCGTGTCTCGTACTCTGCATGTGCCTATCGGCATCAAGGTTGACGCTATTATTTCCGCTGCGGCAGCGAGAGGAGGCGGCGGGCTTGGAAATACAATATTAATCACATCTCTCGACCAAACAGACACCGCGCCAAGTTCAACGCTGAATCATATAGACGTGTCTGCAACGGCTGTTACAGATCACCGGTCCACCTATCAAGATGAAGTTTGCACGAATACCAGCGCGCAAATTCGCACGCGACACAGCGCCAGCGATGCAAATTTAGTATTCAGCATTTATGTTAATGGCTGGGTCGACACACGCGGGAAAGACTTATAACCAGCGCTGAAATCAACGGTCTTTCATGAGCGTGTCGGCGGGCGCGAGCTTGTGTGCGAACCATCGTTTAGCGGAACGATCCCAGCATAAGCGTCCGTCTACGTCTCTACCGGGCCTCGGATAGGCGTAGACGTAAACGCCCGTCAGAGCACCACCGCAAAATGTTAGGTCAACGATAACAACGTGGTTGGTTGGTGATATGACACCACGAGCGATGAGGAAGCGTATCGCATCGCGGTGACGCTCGCTCCTGGGTCGCGGGTCCGCAAGGTAAGCCATGCCGACAATCGCCAACATCAACGTGGCCAGCAACGCCCCCCACAGCAAAACACTGCGCTTTACCGTAAAAATCATGGTGGCCTCCTGATCAGGCGACCATAGTGGCAAAACCTCAATCTCACAACCGGCCCTGCGGCCTGCGGTGCGTTGCTGGACAGGGCGCCGGCAAGCACCGTCGCGGCATGGGTAACATCGACCGCAAGGCATTTTTCGACGGCATCCGCCACACTCCGTTTCCGGGCAAGCTGACCGCCGGTAACGTCAAAGGCATCACGGCCATTCTCGACGAGTGGGAGCGCCGGCAGCTCGATGATCCGCGCTGGCTGGCCTACATGCTGGCGACGACCAAATGGGAAACCGACCACACCATGCAGCCCATTCAGGAAGCCGGCGGCAAGGCTTACCTGACGCGCATGTACGACCCGACTGGCGCGCGGCCGGCGCTGGCGAAGCGCAACGGCAATCGGACCAAGGGCGACGGCATCCTGTATTCCGGCAAGGGCTTCGTCCAACTGACCTGGAAAAACAACTACGCGGCGATGACGACACGCCTGCAGGCGGCCGGCTTCGACGTAGATCTGGTAAAAAACCCCGACCTCGCCATGCGGCTCGATATCGCGTCGTTCATCCTGTTCGACGGGATGATCCACGGCGTTTTCACCGGCAAAAAGCTGGCCGACTATTTCAGCGCGACCAAGAACGATCCGGTCAATGCCCGCCGGATCATCAACGGCACCGATCGCGCGGCCGAAATCGCGGCGATTCACAAGCAGTTTTACGCGGACATCATCGCGGCAACCTGACGGAAAACGATCATGCACGGCATCACCTTCGATCAAGTGCGCGGCCCGGTCGAGCGGGTCATTTACATTGGCCTCGGCTGGCTGGTCGCGCGCGGGTTCATCACATCCGCGGATGTTGCCAACTACGCCACATTGCTGCTGGCCGTTGCAGCGGCTTTTTACGGCTGGTGGCAGAACAGGCCGAAAGCCATTGCGCAGTCCGCCGCCGCCATCCCAGGCACGACCGTTGTCACCACGCCGGAACTGGCAATGGACACGCCGGAAACAAACATCGTTTCGAACCTATCCAAGCCCGCTGACGTTTCGTTGGCGATCAAGAAAAACACCTAACCAAAGGACACCGACATGCGAAAGTTTCTGATTGTTCCAGCGTTATTCTTTGCCATCGCGCTTTCGGGCTGCGCCGGCTTCGACAAATCCGTGTTCGAGGGTGGCCTCTCGCTGACCGCGGAAGTTCAAAACCCGATCACGCGCGAACAGCAAGCCGCGGTGGAATCGTCCTACCAGGTGGCCGCCGCGGCGGCCCTGAGCTACGCGCGGCTGCGGCGCTGCGGCATCCTCGAACGCGCCAGCGCAACGAACCTCTGCTCGCACTGGTCAGTGGTCGAAAAGCTGCGGAGCGCAAACCGGGTTGCCTACAAGGCCCTCGTCGAGTTGCGCGCCTTCATGGACAACAACGAGAATGTCAGCGCCATAAAGGCGTTCAACGAAGCTACGGCCGCGCTCAAATCGTTCAAGTCAACCGCCGCCGCAACCGGCATATAGGAGCTTTCCATGTTGGCCTCAGTCCCGCAAATCATCTCGCTCGCGTCGGCCATCATCTCCGGCGCGCAAACGCTCATTCAGCTCGGCAAAGACGCCGGGCCCAGCCTGCTGCTTTTGAAGGAACTGGTCGGTGGCAAGCAGATCACCGTCGAAGAACTCGCCGTGATCCGCGCGCGCAGCGATGCGATGAACGCCGAACTGGAAGGCCAGACCGAAGCCGGCGGCGTGTAAGCGTTAACGAAGCGGCCCGAGCTGGCGCCTGAACGTCAGCCCAGACCTGGCCGCACACGATCCTGATGAGAGGACCGACATGACGGTTGGAACGGATGAAAGCACAGCAAGCGGAATGAATCAACGGGGGCTGTCATGAGCCCAGTCCAAATAGCCAAGGACTGGTGGTTAGGCACGCCACTTCAAAGGTTTACCGTGATTTGCAGCGCGATCTCAGCCTCGGCAGCGGCAATAATCGCCCTCATGCATTTCGGTGAAGTCGCGGAACCTTATTGGTTTGCCACCCGCGACTTCACCAGGCAGATCATTCATGCGTCCGAAAAGTCAAACTCGGAGCAATTCACCGCGCTTCAAATCGCAACGAAAGAAAGTGCGCGCGATAATACACAGGCGCAAATAGACCGGCTCGACTACGAGCTTCGGAAAAACCCCGACACGTCCGACTCTGTCAAGCAGATAATCTCCGAGCAAATAAGGCGCTACACCGAACAGCTCAGGATACTCAATCTTGAACTTGACGACCTTCGCCGCCGCCGTAGCGGTCGAAGGCCATGAGCCGCCGACTTGGTATCGCCATCGTCCTTGCGGGATCGTGGCGCTGCTTATGTCGGCCAACGTGCCGCGCTCGACCATGAAATCAATGTCCAGCAGTACCCGCTCTAGCGCCGTCCGTAGTTGCTCGATCTTAAAAAGCAACCGCAGTTCTGTCGGCGTAGCGTCCCTGTATACATCGCCATTCTTTATCTGTATCGGCAGAACCATCTTACCCTCCGTCGAACTAGCTATATGCATGGTTGCCGGCGCGCGGCAGGCACCATTGCCCTATGCGGCTGTCGGCGTTGCAAGTCGTGCGCATGGCAATCGACCATGGCACCCGCACCGTAAGCTGATATCCGATCCAGTCCAGCATTCCAACTTCCATACGACACGTTAGCGGTGTTGCTTTCGCAAATGATCGTCACCGTGCCAATGGTCTCCACAGCGCCACGGTCTCGACTTAGTGGCCCTATTATATTCAAGATCGGTGCGTCCACACGTCGGACAGCGATTACTCGCGTCTCTGTAGCCCCACTCAATAAGGCCCTCTTGCCAGTCAGCGTCCGCTTCTTCGCCCATCTTCCTGTTCCTTAACTAGCCATGAACGCGAACGGCTTCCCACCGCTCAACCTTCTTGAATCCTAGCCGGTCCATTACGACGGGATGCTCGAAATAGCTTCCATCATTCACCATGTGGTGAACATGGTCCATTCCATAGACCTTGTTTTTCTTGAGCCACTTTTTAGCGCCTCCAGCGTCAGCTACTTCCTCACGAAAGTATTTTTCGCACTGTTCCCGAGTGAATAATTCTGACACGTCATTCTCCTTAAGCGGCGGTATGGGTGAATTTGGTGGTGCGGTACACCTGCCGTCTCACCTTTTTTCGGGACGCGATGTGAACCATCGCCTTTTCTGTCGGGCGAACTAACCACCATGCCTCATACTTTCGAGTAATCATTTTGTGGGCGGATAAATGCCTGAGGGCGGTTGCGACCGCATCCTCGCGGGGTGGCTCACACCAGTGGGTGCGGGCGCACTTCTTCGCGATGGTCGTTAGAACTGAGTTCTCGTATTCTGTTAAAGACATGGCTAAAACGCTCTTTTGTAGCACTCGGGGGAGCAACAGCGGCTGTTCTTCCGTTTTGGAGCGAACGGCTTTCCACACACCTCGCATGGCTTGCCCAAAGCAATAATCTTCCTTTCAATTTCGATTAGGGCGAGCATGATTTTGTCACGCTCAGCATTGGCTTTATCGCGCTATGCGATTGCGCATCTGAGGTCTCGTTCGAGACTGTCTAGTTTTTCCTGTGTCATCATCAAACTATAGCCTAGCCATGGGCCGTTTTGAATCTGTTCGTATTAACGCGTCATATGGGTGAACTGGTTTCGAGCTTTGCTCGCAAGAGTCGGCCCGGTTCCTCGTCTCGCCCGCACGCATCGACCAAGCCGCGAAGATAGAAGGTGCCGCAATTATCCAACGTGTAGGCCCGGCGTCGGAAAACCTCGATTTGCTCAGGTGTCAGCGGCGGAAGATAGTCTAGTTCTGACATTCGTCTTAACCCCTCTTGTCCGAACGCAGGCCTGCTAGTTGCGTGGCGGTGTAGTCCTCGATTTTCTTGACGGTCGCCTCAACGCGCTTCATTTGCGCGGGTGTGAAGCCGAACGCGGCGCAGCGCGAAGGGTCAACCCGGAACCTGCTTCCTGTTCTCGCTGCCATCTTTCGACCTGCGAGAAGTATTTCGGCAATCTCGTCCATTTTCATCGTCCACCCTTATTGATTTTTAATTTGAGTGCCGCCGCAGTCCTTGGCGATCATCGTCCACATCTCAGCCTCATCTTCGGCGTCTTTTCGGTCATTATAAGCCAGGCTGCGTTTCACTTCTTTGCCGTCGTAGTTCATAACCACGCTATGCCCGAACTCATCTGAGACAATGGCGATCTCTGCTAAAATCGTGTTCATTAACCACCCCTATGCGGCTTGCCAATGTCGCGCCAATGCGACGGCTTCAAAAGATCATCGTCGCAGTAGAAACCTGGCCTCGGCATTCGGTTATTCCAAGCTGTGTGGAATAGGTACTGCCAGCGCGATTCTGCCGTAATCCAAAATCCGATCTGTAATGCACGATCGGTTGGCGTGGCAGCGTCTATCTCCTGCCATGACGTGACAGAATCACAAACACGCTGTGATGGTTCTAGTTCGAGTGCCAGCTGACGCATCGCTAACCTCTCCTCAACGGCCTTTGTTCTTCGGGTAAACCGGCATCGGCTGCCACGCGACTTCGCCTTGAACGCTGCCATCATGCTGGTCCGTCGGATCGCTCCCCGACCAGTACCAACCAGCATCCTCAACGTATCGCGCCTCGCCAACGGCACCGTTCTCGATTGCAATGAGGATTGATCTGCCGTCCTTCGGTGCCGTATCCATTGACTCCCAATCCAGCAAAAACAGTTCGTCTATCTCGCGATGCGCCAATAGCGTTTCGGCGTAGGCCCTAATCGTCGTGGCCACGAGCGCCGCCCCGCCAGTGTTGGCGGAACCATAGTCGGCATCTTGTTTTTGCTCAGCCAAATCGGCGATGCCAGCAGCAAACTCAACAGCCTCATAGAGAAGCTGATGGCGGTTCTTCGCTCTTGTCTGAGCGAGACGGCGCAGGCTGACCTCATCGGCAACTAGCATCGGTATACCTACGGTTTCCATGAACTTTTTATAGGCTGCTTGTTCCATTTCTTCCGCATTGCGCAACTTGATCCGGCGTTCGACCGCTGTTCCTTTTGGCATCAATCTCTCCTGTTCATTGGTGACGGCCCATTAATGAACTTGGCGCGGGCTATCGAACATTTGGTCTAACTCGGTATCGACAGCGCCCATGCGCCAAGCTTCAATTCGAAAGCCCCATTCTCGCTCGCACTTCTCACAGGTCGTCCCGTAGTAGTGCCGTTCCTCGCCAGAGAGAACCTCGCCACACGGCGGGATATGATCGCGGCCTTGGCAAACTAGCGTCTCTACGGCGCTGCAATACATTCCGGGCTCCTCAACGATTGCACCGCAGTCCTTGCACTCGATCATGGCCATGGTCATTAACCGTTCTTATGGACCAGACCCGTGCGGCGGAACTGGGCGCCCCTTAGTCGGGCACTTGCTATCGCGGAGGGGACAAACCGCCGTCCCTGAGTTGACAACTTCTTGGTAAAAATGCTCATGACACTTCGGACATTCCCATAGGGGCCGCTTCTCGGTTGGCGCCATCTATCCCTCCAAAATTCGCAGTCTTGCATGATTAGCGATGAGGCCAAACGGCTATGACCGCCTTAGCTAGCCGCGTTGCATACTCGCGATCACTTGGGTCAGCGTCCTCAAACGAGCGTGGCCGCTCTCGCGGGTTTTGAGGGTGAGCAAAACGAGCAGCGTCGATTGCATCGGCCAGCGTTTCAAGGTCAGGGCCCATGCGCAGGCGCTCATTCTCCGCCTCGATGGTGTAGAGATGGCCCGCCGCCACGTCGATGATGCGGTCGGCTTCGGCTAACTTCTGCGCGTTCGTATTCACATAAATCTCCTGTCGTTCATTAATTGGCAGTTAGCTCACGAACCCGTTGGCCTCTAGCCAGACATCGACCGCAGGCCGAAACCTGGCTTCCTTCGGGCGGGTGGCCTTGTTCTTCTGGGTGGTGCCGAGTTCGTCCAGCGCCGCGATAATGGCGTCTGCCTTGTCGGGGAAACGCTCGCGGATTTCGGCGTCGTCAATGAACATGCTGTTGGCTCGTTTCGACATTCTTTGAACTTTCAAAAGCTTCACTTGACCTACGATAGTGAACGGGCTTCAACAAAATCAACAACATAAGGGCCATGATACGGGATGGAGCCCGATAGTTAAGCTGTTGTTTTCGTTCGCACCCGTTCATCGTCGTTTGCTATGGCGTTTGCTGCCTGTTCTTCACTCGTAAAATGGCAACCTCTGCCGTCGCCTGATCGTCGTCGCGGGTGTAAATCCGCGTAGTGCTGGCCTGAGAATGCCCCAGGCTTTTCCTGATCCGCTCGATGTCGGCCCCTGAGTTCTCGGCCTCGGTCGCAGCGCCCGCCCGGCTGTCCCGGTTCTGGATATTCGCGGGCAGGCCGGCAGCCTTTGCCACCTTGCGCCAGCGCCGTTGAAACACCTTCCCACGCCACGGCTGGCCAGTGTGTTCAGCCACCACTAGCGGCCCCTTGCGCTTGTCGATTGGCACCAGTGCCATTTCCTCGGTGACCATCGGGTAAAGGCTCAGGTCGTAACGCTTCGTCTTGCCGGCGTCGGCGTTCTGGATGCTCTCGCGGGATAGGGACTTGCTCAGGCGGTGCGTGAGAATGCCGCCGTCGATTTCTTCCCACGTCATGCCGAGAATCCACTTGTCGCCGTGGTCCAGCACGCTCGATAGACCCGGCTCACTGTTCGGCACCCATTCGCCGATGCAATCCTTTTGCCGCGCGCCAAGGTCGAACATCAGGGCTTGCGCTAAGGCCATCGACGGCACGCCGTCAAGGTGAGCCTGGCGGCGGAATGCGATGGCGTGATCTGCCGTCATGAACTCGGCGCGGCGCTTCGCCGTCTCAAACTCCATCGCGCTCAAGGTTTCCTTCGCGTCACGGCAGCCGGGCAGTTTGAGCAGCGCGCCGAAGCCGATCATCAGGCGAACATGGGTCATCAGTCCGTGACCGCGCGCCTTGCGGATAGGGCCACCCGGCTTCTTCGGTTTGCAAAATCCTTTGTACCAGTTCTTGAAGTCGCGGAAGTTCAATTCGGGAATGCGAGCGGCCCCGACCGCCGCGCAAACGCTGTTCGAGTTCATCGAATAGGTATGCTTGGTCGCGTGCCGCAATTCCTGAAACGGGCTGTCCGGGTCGTCGTGATAGATGCGCTTGAGGCTGTTCATGGTGCCGTCATAGATCGCGCGCGGGTCATAGGCCCAGTCGAGCGGGTTTGCCCATTCGAGCATTTCAGATTGCAGGCGCTCGCAGCCGGCAGAGATAGTCAGCCATTCGTCATGCGTCGGTTCAACTCGCGCAGTCGAGGTCGAGGGCGGCCAGAGCCGGACGGACTTGAGTGAATAGCCGCGCTTCACCAGATCGCCGCGAGCGACCCAATAAGCAACCCAGCTATCCGCGCGAGCCCGCCAGTTGAGGCCGGGCGCGCTCAGACCGCTTGGTCTTGTCGGGCGTTGCATCGAAGTTCTCCGTCCATTTCGGTTGCAGGGGTGCCGCGCCTTCGTCGGCGGTACGTCGCACCCTATGATAGTCCAAGTGCCATTGCAGAATAGCGGGCCAGAAGCGCCGGCCAAAAACAGGGTCAGGCTGTGGATATGCCCGCATCCCAGGGATGCCGCGATCCAGCCTTTTCAAGAGCTTGTAGCCATTCGAGCGGCCATAACCGAGACGGCGCGCGATCTCACATTCCGGCAGATAGAGGCCGGTTGCCCCTTCGTCCTGGTCTGCTTCGATCTCGTCGGTCATGCTCAGTCTCACCATATTAAGGCGAATTGGTTTCGTGGTTCATGATTGCGCGCCCGATGAGTTCGGGGATTTGTGGGACAACGGCGTTACCGATGGCTTTATTTCGGTGTGTCCCATTGGGAACCCCATGACCTGTTCCGCGGTCTCTGGCACCGGATAGCGTTGGCCAAGCACAAGGCTGCACCAGTCCTGCCAGTTGTTCCTTTCGGGATTTGCCACGCCACGCCGCGGCGATAAACGACCGCCCTTGAAGGCCGTCGCGGTCGGGGTAGGCCACAATCCAAATTCGATCCCGAAGTTGTCGGGCACCAACGTAGGACGCCGGTATGCAATCCCACTCCGCGTCATACCCGAGCGCGGCCAGGTCTCCGAGAACTCGGCCAAGGTGCCGTCCAAACAAAGCTGTGACGTTCTCCACGATGACGAAGCGGGGTCGAACTTCGCCAATAATTCGGGCGTACTCTCGCCAGAGGCCGCTACGTTCTCCGTCAATTCCGGCGCCGTCTCCTGCCAGGCTGATGTCTTGGCACGGGAATCCACCGCAGATGACATCGATCTTGATGTCTCCGGAGGCAGAGGTAGCGGCAAGGTACTCGGCAGTAAGGGCGCGAACGTCATCGTGACAGGGGACGTGAGGCCATAGTTTGGCGAGCACTTGACGGCAGAACGGGTCGATCTCGCAGAATGCGACGGTTCGCATTCCCGCTCGTTCAAGGCCGAGACTGAAACCGCCAATTCCTGAGAAGAGATCGAGGACATTCAAGCCATGTTCCTTAATGAGAGATATGCTCACGCAGTCGTCAGTGACTCGATGGCCTGAAACACGGCGGCATTCGCTTCGTCAGTATCAAACGTGCCGATGTCGCCATGCTCATCAACGGTGCCGTCAATCGCGCCGCCTTTAATTAGGGCTTTGTAGAGGTCGTATTCCCAGCCTGAGTTGCCGAACGGGCGTTTGCCGCTAAAGCTCTCGCCCTCCTGCCAAAGCGTCACTAGCAGCGCCTGCAAATATGCGCGTATGGTGGTCGCTCCCGCGTCGTTAAAATCCATTGGTAGGGCGAGAACGTCTGATCCTGTCATTGCCATTTTATTTTCCTATGTTCGGTTGTGTCCCGTGTCCGATTATGCCGGTGCCCGATCCTTCGCGGCCTCGACTTTGTGAACGAGATCGAGCCGCTGTTTCAGATCCCGCTGCATTTTGACCGGCACCGCTTTCCACGCCTCGACCAGCGCGATCATGCCGTCCTGCGCTGCGACGGCGAGCGCGTCGTCGTGCGGCCGCAACGGGCTGCCGGCATCGGGTAGCGGCGGAATATTTTCGGCTGGCGCATCGGCATCCGGCGAGATCAGTTCGGTCGCGGTCGGCGTCCGGCTCGGCTCGCGATCGGCAATCGGGCTGAACTCGCCGTCGATCACTAGACCCTTGTCGGGCGTGATGTGCGCGGCAGCGCCTTGTTCCTCGAACGCCTCGTCCATGCGCGCGGCGAGCTGCATGACGTTAAGCGGCATCGACCGCGCCAGCCGGCGCTTGGCGGATTTCTCGGCCATCGCCGGAAAACCGATGCTCGGATCGTTCCACGGGCTGTCCGACCGCTTGGCACCAGGCGACTTGGCCTTGATCGCATTGATATCGTCGATGCTCAGCACTGAAATGATCGGTGGGCGATCATGCGCCGCCGCGACGGCCCATGCCGCGACGATGCGCCGGCCCGGCTCGCCAAGCTTCGGCTTGTGGCGCACAAACCCCTTGTCGCCCAGCTCATAGTCGAAGGCATCACCTTCGCGCACCACGGCGCCGGTCACGGTCAGCCCGGAGCGCGCCGCCAAGGTGTTATAGCCCTTGTAGCCGATAACGAGCTGCGCCTTGCCTTTGAACGGGATCAGGTAGCCCTGGCCGGTGACGCCATCGACCTCAAGCCCGAGTACCGCCGCCGACATCGCGGCGTTGAAAATGCTCTGCCGGTCGCAGTCCATCAGCGCCGGCAGCCGCTCTACCGACAGCACCACGGTGCGGATCAGCCGCTCGACCGGCATCGTTTTGCCAAGCACCTCGGCAAAGCGGGGGGCCAGCGGCTTCAACTGATTTTCGAGAACGGTCAGCGCATTGGTGGACATCAGCCGGCCCTCATGATTTCTGGATTCAAGCTATCGCGCCGTGGCCCGGCGTCGGCATGGTCGGGGACGTAAACGGTCAGGCGCTTGACGCCGGCCTTCGACGTCGAGCATTTGATTTGGATGCGCTCGGGCAGCAGCACCCTTTCGTTGTCCTTGGCGACCGCGAGCAATTGAGCGCGCAGCTTTTCGGCCTCGGCGCCATGCGCGTTCGCTTCGGTCTTATGAAATTGGAACATGGCGACCTTTTCGGCCATGGCATGCGCGCCTTCCTCGCCGGTCAGGTCCAGCACCTTGTCGGCCACGGTCGGAAACAACCGGTTGAGCAGCGGAATTTCGATTGGCAGGCCGAACGGGTCGGGCTCGTCCTTGTTCGCCACCGTCGACATGAAATCGCTGGCCTCGCCGGCCATGCGTTCCCATAGTTCCGGGATCGGCTCGCGCTCGAAATAGTGCTGCTCGCCGGCGACCCATGCCGCGATCACGCCCCAGCGGTACGGCTCGCCTTCCTGGTCTCCGACCAGCATCTGCTGCTGCAACTGGATTTCATGCGGGCGCGGCGGCGCCTTGCCGCCCTGCCATTCAGTCATCCACGTCCGGTAATCGAACACGCATTTGGTTTCGAGCGCGCCAGGGCCGCGATCCGGGCAAATGATCTGCGCGTCTCGGGTGCAGCCGAGCAGGCCGCGGCGGTGGTAATCGTCGTCGGCGTTCGGATGGACCTCGAATTTTAAATCATCGGCGCATTGCGCCAAAACGAGAGGCTGTAGTTTTTTGCCCCAATTCATGCGGGCGTCGGCCGGCTGGTCGATGTCCATGCCATTGGCGAAATGCTGCCATAGCATCCAGCGCGTATAATAGGGCGACACGCCGAACAAAGCGGCTGTCTGCGTTGCGCTAATGGTTTTTCTGGTCGGGTCAGGCACGCGACGTTTCCTTATGCGTGTTATGTGCGAATTTCAGCCGGGTCAGGGACACCGGCGCAGTCCCGTGGATTTAGACAAATCCCCTTGCATCGCTCGCCGGTCATAGCTTTGTTGACGCACGGCGTAGTGTCGCAGGAGAATTGATCATTACATGCCTTGCAATACGGGATTGGCCCCTTGTCGCACCGCATGAAATCACGGCCATGCTCGATGCAAAATTCGTCATCCCTCATTTCTTTTGACTCCTTGCCCATCGCCAAAGCCAATTTTGTTTGCTGCCTCGACGCCAACCAGCTTCCAGATCGTCGGCTTTGCTTTCGAGCCACCCGCCGGCAACAACGAATGGTGCCGCCAAGCTGATGCCAACTACCCAACAAGCAATCCCCAAAGGCTTTACGATCAAAAGCAGTATCAGTCTCATCTTCGGCCCCTATGTTCGGTCATCTGGCGTATGGATGCGGCTACCAGCGCCAGTCGCCAACGCCGTCCCAAAACGGCTGGATCGACGATGCGGCACGATTGCGACCTTTGGCCTCGTAGTAGGCGTCTTGCATTGCGCTCATCCCGCCGAGGGCATGAAGTTTTTCCCCGATCTGACGGCATTCGCTTTTCTGCGACGGCGGAATATCCTCGTACTCGGTCCACCGGCTTGTCAGTTCGCAAAGCTGTTCGGTTAATTGGACGCCGGTCTTAGAGGTCATCGATAGAGCGGACATGGTTATCTCCCAAAAATGCGCAGTCATCTGGCTTACTAAGCGCGAGCTGCGGCTTCAGCTTCTTTTGCGGCGTGAAGGGCACGAGCTTTTGCCCACTTTTGATCGATGCGCTGGTTGATAAGCAACGCCGCTCGGTCGTAGCTCTCCGAGGCAGAGAACGCTTCGGCCCCCTCTGTCCAGACGATGTGACTGTGACCATCGCGGATAGTTGTGCCGTCGCCGTTCAGCGCGGCGAGGCAGGCGGCATCTTCGCCAAACTTGCAGGCCGCGATGTAGCCGTGGGTTGGGTTGTAGACTTTAAGGTGCGGTGTGCTTGCCATTTTCATCCCCTGAATGATTGGTCATCAGCCATCAGCTAAGCATCACTGCACCGTCCGCCCGCGCTCCACGACGCGCGGCCAGCCCTTATTGGCGATGGCGCGGCATTGCGTTGAGCGGCTGGCGTCGGCGATCTCGAAATGGCCACGGTCGGGGTTGCCCCAAATCGCGCCGTGGCAAATCCCGTGGCGCGCCGCGATCTCGGTCACGCCGGACGGAAACCGGCGCGTGACCCGGTTGCGCGCGGTCTGGTTGATATCGATCGCGCGGCCGGCGGGATGCGCATTACAGTTTCGGCACGATCCCCAGGCACGCCAGCCGCCCATAAAATCGACGTGGTAGCCGGAAGCCTCAAGATCGTCGACCAGCGCCTGGAACGCGGCGCGGTAGCGCGCGGCCACCTTGGCGGTCTTGCCGGTCGCACTGCGCACCGTGACGAGATTGCCGTTGGCGTCGGTACGGGCCTTCGCGGCCCGTTTATGCTTTTTGACGCGCTCTACGGTTTGGCATTGCACGACGCGGTCGCCGTCGAAGCATGTCACGGGCGAGGCTTTGGCCGGCGCAAAGATAACGCCGACCGCCAAAATCAGACCGAGCGCAAGGAAGAACAGCGCGCCACCAATTCGTTTTTTCTTGTGCTCAGTGCGCCACGGCATGGTGGCCGTCATCACCTTCACCATGTCCCACCATTTCTCATGCGCCGCGATTTCTTCGGGTGTTGGTCGGCGCAGTTTCTCGCACGGCAACGCATCTGGCTCGCTCTCGCCCTTATCTGTCAGGAAGCATGGCTGCCCGCGAAATGTCGGGCCGGCTTTTGGCTGGACAGATTTAAACTCGACGCCAGCCTCGCATGTCGTCAGATCGGCCCTGCCAAGCCCCTGCGATGGCGAGCGATAGTGAATGCACCAAACCGCTGCGTAGCCTGGATCACTCGGACGTTTGCTCATGAACATGCCTCTATATCTAGTGGGTATCAGCGTTTGTATGCGTTAACCGAATAAGCATGTTATTTGAGTTCGGCGATTGTCATGTTTCGCCATCTGCAAAGACGGCGATCTTTTCTACCAAGGCCAGACAATCTGGCCGGTCGCTCTCGCCGTCGTTGCCCCAATGTTCGCGCGCGTCCTCGATCGAGAAATCGCGACAGCCGGCGGTGACCCGCCACTGGCCGAGAATGCGCATGCCCTCGAAAAGATAGCCGCGCGAGTCGACGCCGACGCAGACGTATCGGAAGGAATCATCGCTACTACAAACCTTCGCGTTGTCGGCCTTGATCTCGGTCAGCGCCGTGCAGCCACTCGCGTCCAGGTATTCAGCGTTGTCGGCCTTGATCTCGGTCAGCGCCGTGCAGCCCATCGCGTCCAGGTATTCAGCGTTGTCGGCCT